AGCTCAGAAGGAACGATCATTTTCACTCCTCTTGCTGCAATTTTAAGACCTCTCTCATCCGTCATTTTACCAATGTCGATCATTGATTGCTCTAACGAAGTTTCGTTAAGGTCTGCCGCTACAGAAAGGGTATTTTTAAAAGTACCCGCTAATGTAGGGTGTGATGTATTAAACAAGCTTACACCGTCGCCCGATTGGAATGAACCACTTGGTAGTCCATTGATAAGCGGATCAACAGCTTTTACTTGTTTCGCGTTACTCATCGATCTTGCTAAAGCTTTCGTGTATCTAGCAGCAAGTCTATCGTAGAGGTTATCTTCGATAGCTTCTTCTGTGATAGCGAACGCAAGAGCTACTGTCTCGTGTGAGTATCTCGCTGTGAAAGTTTCTTGAGCATCATCGAATGATACACCTTGACCTTCACCTTTTACTTGTGCGTTTCCGAAACCAGATAACATTACTTCCTCTTCGAAAGCTCTGTCTGAAGTTTCGTTAGTATAAATCTCAGCATGCTGATTTTCATACCTTTTGTATTCCAGGCCGAATAGTGCATTCAATCCTGGCTCTAGTTCTTTAACTAGTTGA